AATTCACAGCCTTTGCGAATAGCTGCGACACAGCCATTTGCCATCGCCAGAAGGGTGAGAGGATCAATCTTGTGCCCCTTGTTTATTCAAGAAGAGGTGGTACTGTTGCTCCACTCATTAGACCTCGCCAATTCATTGATTGAGTAGGAGGTCTTGTTGTTCCAGAAAGAAGACCAGACATTGCCTGTTGTGCGGCTTGTTGACGCAATTGCGCTTGCAATTTATCGGCAGTAAACCCTGCAACAGCTATTGGAACTGTGTATTTCAGACTTTCAGGGCTTGCAACACCAGACCCAACTACTCCACCAGCTATAAGTTGACTGCGTTCTGGGTTAAATCTAGCAACAAATGAAAGAACAGTATCTAAATTACCACCACTAGCAACCTTGCGAATCACCGCTTGCTCATCTTTGCTAAACAAGCTGAACTTTTCTTTGTTGGCAACTAAGTTAATAAAACCACGGCGAACTAACTCGCTCTCAGATGCCTTTGGATCAAGTGCCCTTGCATCAGCAATGTTCAGAATGTCATCCAATGTAGTTGCCCGACTTAGATTTCTCCAGTCTTTTCTAGCTGACATAATGGTTTTAACTGCTTCATCAATGCCGCCTTGTCCTGCAACAATGTTTTTTGGACTCAGGTTCGCAACATAATCATCAATAGATGATGTCATTTGCTTCCCAAGCCTGTATATGTTCTTGTCTGAACTTTTAAGTAAATCACCAGCAAGTTGACGCATTTGGTCAACATCATTAAACGACACATTACCTTTACCAACAATCGACTCGTATTTATTCAAAACTGTTTGGACAGCAGGAGCATTTTCTGGCAAATATCTGGCAGCATTCAAATCAGTAGACACTTTGCCAAGCAAGTCTTTTGCGCCTTGGTCTGACAAAACAATGCCTAAGTCATCAACCTTTGTGTAGGCTCTACCAGCCCGTTGACGAACATCTTGCATTGTCAAAACAGGCTGCTTTCCTTCTGCAAGTTTCCCAGCAAAATTAGCTGCACCAGAGCCAGTCAATACCCCAACTCCAATGCCAGCAACAGTAGCCGCTAGGTCACTTCCAGTTATTTCTTTGGTTACTTCTGCAACTGGTTGAGCAACTGCTGGAGCAACTGCGGCAGCAGGTAATTGACGAACCAAATCTTGACCAAAAATAGTTCCAGGCAGTGCTTTTGCAAAAGTAGCACCACCAACCAATCCTTGCATACCAGCTTGTGCCGCCCGTTCTGCCATTGTTTGTGGCTCTGGCACACCAGCTTGCGTGAGCATTTGGCCTTGTGCTTTTGCGGCACTTGGCATCCGACTCTCAGAACCAAGTAAGGCAGAACCCAAGTTATAAGCACCTTTTACGCCCTCAAGAACAGTGGTTGCAGGGGCGGTAAAGCCTTCATAGATTGCTCTACCAGCCAAACCAGCTTGCCTTGCCAATTGTTGAGCAATAGAAGGCTCTGTGCCTGTCTCAGCAGGAACTGTTGGTTGTTGAACTGGTTGGGCAGAAGGTTCACCACCTAAACTCGCTTTAATCTTGGCTAGTGCAGCCTCATTAGATAAGCCATCAGGCAATTCGTAGGATACGCCCTTGTATTCATAAACAGTCGGCATGATGCTTACCTTTAATCCAGTTTGATTGGGTTTTGTGCAGTACCAGTGGCAGGGCCGTAATACGGCTCTACACCTTGCGATCTGCGGCGACTATCAATTCGTTTCTGAGCATTTTCTTTGGCTTTTAAAGTCGTCTTAGAAAAATTAGTAAGAGCATCAAGAGTTGTTTTTGTGTCGTTTTTACCAAAAGCGGCAATAAGTTCATTTGCAAAGCGCAATACATCCTTGTCAGTTTGAACGCCTTTAGCCGCATCAGTTTTAAGATTGGTTGCCTCTTGAACAGCCCTTTGCAGAGATGCGTAGGCTCTACTTTCATCAGTAGAATTTCCAGCAGCGTTTTGAGCCAAATACCTTAAGTTATTAACTGGCCCTAACTCTAATGGCGCTTTATTCGTCTTTGGATCAATAGTTAAAGATGCAATAGCAGGGGCCAATGAAGTTTCTCTTGCCGCCAAAGAGTCAACCAATTCAAGTTCTTTATCTTCTTCTTTTTGCAATGAAGGAGCAAGTGTTTTTGGCCCTTTAAGAGATGTTGCCAACTGCCTCATTTCTCTTGCACTGTCTGCCCTTAACTGAGCAATTTGCAAAGCAGTAGCACCAGCTAATTTGGCGGCTTCAATTCGTGCGTCAGCAGCAACTTTAGCCGCATCAAGTCGTGCTTGATTAGCCGCATTAGCCGCATCAATTCGTGCTTGATTAGCAGCGGCTTTATCAGCAGTGCCTTGTAATACAGCAAGAACCTTATCTGGAGAGCCATACTTAGTTACCACGCCAAGAATTTGCTCTTCTGTGGCATTGGTTGGCAATCGAGACAATTCATCCCGCAGTTTTTTCTCTTGCTCAACAGACAACTCTGTTTTTTCAGCGGTAGCCAATGATGCTCTTTGTGCAGCTTGTAGTTGACCAGTTCGAGCGATTTCTTGAGTCATCTGGCGACCAATGCCTATCGCACCTAATGCGCCTTGAGTGTCTCCAATTTGTTGCAAAGCCTGTCCATACTGAGCCAATCCTTCTGGAGTGCTTACATCAAACTGTCGTGCCAAGGCATTGCGTTGGCTAATCAAACGCATCTGAGGGTCTTCAGCACCAAGCATCCCACCTATAGCACCACCAAGCTGGTTAGCACCATAGTAGATGGATGTACGAGCCGCTTGCATTGGATCCATTTGCCCAAATGCAGCCGCCCTTTTATATGCCTCAGCATCTCTTTGATCTTGATATGACTCTGGGGTCATGCCAAACAATCCTTGAACAATATCTGTTGCCATGTCGTTTCTCCTTAGAAACCAAATTCTTGGGCAGCCAACATCCGCGCTTGCTGAGTTTGCGGATTGGCAAATGCGCCAGCCAAATACTGTTCTTGCTGACCATATCCTCCTTGCGGAGTATTACCAAATGGGGAAAACTGTGTTTCCAATGCTCTTTGCAACATTCTATTCTGACCAATAGATTGCAAAGATGCGGCTAATGGATCAAATTGACCGCCTTGAGAAGTCAGTGCCGCACCCTGACCACCTCTTTGCAAGAAAGATCCAACATTTGCACCAGCGGAAGCAGACCTACCACCCAATGTCGATCCCATTTCCAAAGCTGATTGACCCAAACCTTCAATACCTTGGGTTCCACCCAAATATGCTTGGAATGGAGACAATGCGCCAACTTGACCTTGCTGATATTGGTTCATCAAATTAGCACCAGTACCAAACAAACCAGTTCCAAATGCAACTTGTTGTTGACCAGCTTGTTGTGCTTGTGCCGCCAATGCCGCATCTTGTTGAGCCACTGCGTTGTAGTACGCCTCCATTTCAGGAGATGCCGCACCCAAACCAGCACCACCGCCTGGACGCATACCTGTTGCACCCACAGACAAGCCACCACGCCCTTGCTGGAACAAAGTGTTTTGCAATTGAGACATTTGACGCTCACGGCTTGGAGCCAACAAGTTCTGTTGTCTTGCCATGTAATCAGAGGCAACCTGTTCAGGAGACTGAGCCAGATACTGCTGACCCAACCCAAACAAGCCCTGTGCCGCACCTTGAAGTGGTGCATATTGCTGTTGTGCCCCTTCTGCCTGAGATAGTGCGCCACCAGCCAATCCCATCAACCTGTTTTGATAGGCTTGAAGTTCTGGACTAACTGTGTAACCAGCACTTGATAGATTCCCAGATGGGTCAAACCCAAAGTTAGATGCTCCAAAGCGAGTGGTTACTCCAACTGGACGAAACTTTGCCGCTTCAGCAGCAATTCGTGCCGCCTCAAGTTGTGCCTGAGCAGAGGTATTTGCCGCATCACGGGAGGCATTGCCACCCATTACACCACCTAAGAGTGATGTTCCCGCCATTACTGCTGGTGCTATCCAAGGCATATTATTCTCCTTCAATCAAAATAGAATCCACTTTAGACGGGTCTTTTTCGTCAGTGGCATGAACACAATACCAAACTACATCAGTGATGGCCTTAACGCCATGACTCTCACCAGCCTTTATCTCAATGCAAGCAGGTGCTTCAAAAATCTGAATATCACCTTCTTGAACAACTACAACCTTACCCTTAGAAAGAATCCCAAAATGGGAATAGTTGTGCTTATGCTGAACAAGCAACTGCCCCGCACTTATGTGCGTTTCCTTGGCATATAACCCATCAGAAAAGTGATGAACAATCATGGTTACTCGTACATTATGTTGATAGAACCAGCGTCAAAGGTGGCTGTACCACCTACAGTAGTCAGGCGAATACGATCAAGTGCTGAACCAAGAGTTATAGACCCAGCTCCAAAGTGCGCCTGAGTATTTCCAACATCTGCCATGTTAGAGCTGAATGTATATGCGTTTGATCCAAGCAACGCAATAGTTGCATTTCCGCTAAAAGCCGCCGCTGCGCCACTAGGCCCAGCAAAGCCAAAGCCAGTGGTTACTGATACCACATTTGTTGATGGAGCATTAAAAGAAGCAACAGAAAGATACCCTGTTGTTGTAAAACCTCCTGAACCAATTTGAAACATTAAGGTTTCCGATCCAGAATTTTGAGAAACACCTTGCAACATCAATGTAATTCGCTTCACCCAGCTAGGTATACCAGTAAAGTCAATGGTAGTGCCAGATGTGGTGGCTAGAGCAGTGCCAGAAGTAAGAACACCCACACCTGTTGGAGTTCCACCGATTACAGGACTGGTCAGAGTTTTGTTTGTAAATTCTTCTGATCCTGCAAGTGTTGCCAGAGTTCCCGTTGTAGGTAAAGTGACGTTTGTTATCCCTGTCAAAGTCCTGGTGTAAGCAAAGTTTCCAGAACCCGTGACAGTCATTGCCGCATTGTTTGCAACCCCTGTACCACCTTGATCTGCACCCAAAGTACCCGTAGACACCAAACCTTTGGATGCGTCTGTAAATACAGGCTTAGAAGCTGTCAGACTAGAAATAATTGGTTGGGCAGTTAATGTGGCTATACCTGTAACAGCCAACGTAGGAATTGTTACTGTACCCGTAAAGGTAGGAGATGCAGTGTCTGCCTTAGTTGCAACAGCAGTTGCAATGTTTGCAAACTCAGTGTTGATCTCAGTGCCCTTGACAATCTTTAAAGGATTGCCAGATGCAAGTGCATCCTTGGTTGCAAAATTTGTTGTTTGTGTGTAATTAGACATTTTTTCCTCTATGCGACCTTGCCATTTTTGGTTTGAAGTTCAATCTTTTGAATGGACAACTGACTGCTGTTTATATCCATTTCAACGCCTATTTGAACAATCTTTCCCTTGCTTGATGCAGTTGTTTCTACAGTTGTTAACGCAACTCCAGAAGTGTAATAGGCTACTATTGTGGCATTTGCGCCATATTCTGCAATACCATATTCGGCGGTTGTTTGGGTTGGTATGTTTACTTGTGCAGAGTAATAATTTCCCGTGAAATCATATCCCCACTTTAATGTCACCAATTGATTAGAACCGCCAACAATAATGACCTTTATCTTCTTCAAGATAGAAGTGACATTTACATCACCCAAGTCGGAATTGTTTGTATAGTACGCCATCCTATAGCTTGACGCATCATCTAAATACGTACTGTATTTTCCAATGTACCCATTTTTACCAAGCAACAAATCACCATTGCGCCTTGAACAAAAAGACGTTGGCTCAATACTGTCCCAAATGGTTGCCCTTGATGAACCATTTTGCATGATTCCCTTTGTATCAAACGCATAGACAAATTTTGATGATGGAAGATTTAATAAATACAGTGCATTTGTTTCGGAATAAATGGCTTTAATAT